TAACTTGTATACCTAAATTAGGCATTAATTGTTACCTCTGGTCTGACAGTTACCTGACCCATGACTAATCTTTCAATTGTTCCACCAGTAATTATGTCTAAATCATAAACATACAATAATGGATCTAATGCTAGTGTTTGCTCATCAGTGGCAAGAAGGTTAATTGTTCCTGTTGGACCATTAATTGTTATTCCGCCATTTTCAGTGGTCAAAGTTAATGCAGCATCTGGTGAACCAAACTTTAAACGCAATTGCATCTTGGCAGTATAGCCAGTTAGGTTAATTGGTATGCCTGCACCATTTTGATATACCATTTGAAGTGTCCATGTAGCACCTTGATCTATTACAAAATTATATATGCCTGCTGTTGCCATGTTATTCCTTCTCCGTAGCCCAGATTAAAAATCCGCCAAGTGCGATGAAACTAACAGGAGGAAAAATTAAGAATAGGCCATATGATGCTAGGGCAACTCCAACTACTTCAGTCGTTAATGACCAGTCTATGTTTGGCTTCTTTGTTTTCATGTTTCTCCTTATAGTGAATAGTATCTTGCTACAGGCTTTACTGGTACTGGCACTGTTGCACGATCATAAGAAAAGATTGCTGCTACGCAAGCGTCAATCTTCTTTTTGCTGTTTGCTTTTTGAATCATAAGTCCTCTTGATGAGGTCTTAGTCATAGAGTTTGCTACATGTCTATTTAATGCTTCGTTGCCTGAGTGTGTAAATGAGTTATTCATCACTGCCTCGTAAAATTTGGCAGTTGCTGGAACCATTCGTTCTGCAGAGTTTGGATAACTCACCACTGGCATTCCCTCTTCATCAAACAACATAAAAGTTCTAGAGTATCTTGCAGGATCAAACACAACTTCACGAATGCTATAGTCTGGATTTCTATAAGCATCAATAATAGTCTGTTCTACTTCTGCTACAGGTATAAACCAGTTCTGATCTGCATCATCTGGTCTTTCCCAAATTGCAAGAATGTCTAAGTGAGGCTTTTCTCCACCTAGGAACCATGCAACTATAGCAGTTGAGTCTCCATTAAAAGATCCATCAAAGCCAAGTATAACATCTTCTTGTGGAATCTGTTCTCTGTTTTTAAGAGTTAATGCATCCCAGGCATCAGTAGGAATCCAAGTCTGGGCAGAATCAGTCCAAAGGTTTAGTCTCTTAGTTTTAAATTCAGCCTCTGGAGTCAAAAGTGAAGCAGACTTCATATCTTCTGCAGATAATATATCTCCATATGATGGATTCGCAATACGCCAGTTGTCTTCGTCCTTGTAGTTAAGTTTTTCATCGCCTTGATACCAGGCGAAAAAGAAGGAAGGATCTTCAACCTCACCCTTTGCAAGTTGTACGCCTCTATTGTACATTTGGAAACAGAGGGATTCTTTACCTGATGAGTCATACTTCGTTCCAGCAGTGGTGATTGCTACAAGCATTGGCTCTAAACGAGCACCCATAGACAAAGACATTGTGTCATACAACTCTCTATTTGGCTGTGAGTGTAACTCGTCAAATGCCACAAATGTAGAGTTTAAACCTTCTTTCGTGAACGCTTCTGACGACAAGGCTCTGTAAACTGTACCAGTACCTGGGTTATAAATAACATCTCTATATGTAGTTAGTACTGCTGAGAGTTCTGGTTCTAACTCAATCATTCTCTTTACCGTTTTAAAAATAATCTTAGCCTGATCTTTATCTGCAGCACATGAATAAATCTGTCCACCGTTTACGCCAAGCAATAACTGCTCTAGGACCAGAGTCGCTAGTAGTGCAGACTTGCCTGCTTTGCGAGGTATCCCAATCAAAGCACGGCGATGTTTTAGAAGGCCATCTTCGTTTTCTGCATATAAATTTATTAGTAGTTCTTTTTGCCAGGGACGCAGGATTAATTTCTCTCCTACATTACCTGCAATTGAATCTTCTGTTATACGGCATAATGTCTCAGCAAAATCTATAACATCATATCCACGACTATTTTTTAATTGAAGTGCGGAAATTGGAGAGAGGTATGTTGGAGGCCATGATTGTATTTTCTCCATGCTTATCCCTTAAATGCTAACGAGAGCCTATCCTTGTCAAAATCAATATCTATGATTTCTACTTGTAAATCATGACCAATGGTAAATTGCTCAGGAGTCCATTTGCCCATTTTAGATTGATGGATTAAACCAGAGACTAAGCCAAGAGAAACAAATACTCCAAAGTTAGTAATACCTGAAACCTTGCCAGTATGTACTTGGCCTACTGCCAATTTACTAAACTGAATCTTCTTATCTTCCTTTTGGTTATTCTCAATAAGTACTCTTCGTGAAATAACAATATTGCCCTTTGCTCTATCAAACTGGATGATCTTGGCATCTACAATTTGGCCAACATAATTAGCCAGGTCCTCTGTCTTATCAACATAAAATTGAGATGCTGGCAAAAATGCTCTTAGGCCAATATCTACTATCATGCCACCTTTGACAATTCTAGTGATTTCTCCAGAAACCAGTTTGTCTTCTGAATTCCATATGGCCTCAACAGAGTTCCATAGAATCTCAACCTCTGCCTCTTTCATAGATAGGACATAGCCTTCGTCATCTAGGCCTATTACAGTAGCCTGTATAACTTGGCCTATTGAGACAACATCATGAATATCAAATATCCTCTTGGCAGTTACTTCCTTCTTTGGGATATGGCCTTCGCTCTTACAGCCAATATCTAGAAGTATGCCTTCACGATCAATTTGAACAACTGTTCCTGTGACAATATCACCAACAAAGAACTCCTTCATTGATTCGTCTATTGCTCTTAGGAAGTCTTCTGGTGTTCCTATGTCGTTAAGTGTTACTTGGTTCATATTGTGCCCCTTGGTTTATGTCGTCTTCTTCAAAAATTACTTTTGCACGATTCTGTCTTTTCTCTAACAATTTATCAATGGATGTTGCAACTCGTACTTCTGCAACTCCTAAACGAGATCTTGAAACTGGATCAAAGCCCAGTGAGGTCAATGCATCTGTGTAGGCTCTGTTAATTGCTACATAAGCCTTAGCATCAGCAGGCTCTGTGGAAATCATATAACGCTCTCTAGCAGCCTCATTAGCATCAGCCAAATGTGATGCATTTTTAATTGCCTCAATATCACTAACAGGACTTAGCCAAGTAATGGCGATGCCCCAAGCACGATTCCATAAATCTAGTCCAGACTGATTAAGATTTTCTGGTGGTGTTGGTATTTCCTTGGCCATTGGCAAATGACTAATTGTATTTAAATCAGGCAAAGGTCTTCCACCTGGGTTTCCCATGAGCCTTTTAATCTCATTAGGCTTAGGTGGCCTTCCCGCAATTGGTTGAGTCATTAGTTAGTTTTTTCCTTTTCTACGAATACCTTTTTACAACATGGTAGACAAACTTTGGGCAAATGTCCAAATCTGATAATATCGCTATATTATACAGAACAGGGCAGACGGGGTATAGAAAAATTATGCTTACGCATGAAATTGGGTATACGGAGTATTGCCAGGGATGGGGGCGAGGGTGGTTTCCCTACGCTTATATTTATTTAAATAATATTAGTGCTTAGAACTATTACATTTTCTACATAAAACAGAAATGTTATCCAGAGTATTTAATCCACCATTTTGTATTGAGACTATATGGTCTGCCGTGAGGTCTTTTGTTGATTTACATTTCGTACACCACGGTTGCAACTGTCTTGCTAACTTAGACATTTGTTGCCATTCATAATCATACTGGCTATGTCTTCTTCTTGGATTTCTTAATCTTTGTAGTCTTGCACATGATGCACATCTAGATGATCTTACTAATATTCCACAACCTGAACAAGGACGGTTGAACCTCATAGGCTAATATCTAACATATATATATAATTAATCTATCTCATCAGTAGGGGCCAGGGCCCCATCACATTCATCACAATCAATATCATTATCATAGTTCTCATACTTGACTACTGCACCCAGGTGCTCATCAAATAATGTTAGGGCTGTTGCTGCTCCTCTATTCATAAGGGAATCAATAGCATCAAATGATAATCTCTCATCTGTTTCTATCTGGACATTGACTGGACCTATACTCATACTCATACTAAACATAGTGTATTCCTTATAGTAGTAATCATTACCTTCTAGATCCCGTCCAACTTTTGGGGTCAGCAAATACTGTTGCTTCCATTATACAGTATCTTTTAAGATTAGTCAATTAAACTTCTCGCTTTCGCAATAGCAGAGATATCATATAGACCATGCTTCATTGGTATGTTATGTTCTCTAACTATCTTATTAAGTTCTACCTTAGTTATATTCATCCATAGGCAGATAGCATCTATATCTAACCAGAAGGTTCTATTAGGATTATTCATAGCCAAGGCTAATAATCTATATAGAGTCCATGAGGTACGACACTTATGACATGTAACACCAGCCAATAGATTCTCTATATCAATAACTATATGAGCCTTACACTCATCAGTAGGACATGGGATTCTTCTAGGCTTCTCTATGAACTTCTTATTGGTAGCCAGACCTTTGCTGTGTAGTTCCTTTACTGATCCCGCAAACTCTTCCACCCAATCCTGCTGGACTGTCCATTCAAGATGGGCTAAGTGGAATGAGACTGTTGCAGCAACCTCTTTCTCCACTGTGGCTTCTCTCTTCAGTAAGGCTGGAGGAGTAAGGGATCTACCTCTACGGATAAGGGCTTCATACTTATGCAGCAGCCCCAGAAGTTCCTTACCCATAGAATAATCTAATGCATTAACATTGAACCCAATTGATCTCTCTGTGCTTGGTGAGCCTGAGCCTGATCTTCCTGGTGTGACAAATGATGCAGCACCTTGTTGTAGTTCAGGTAGTTCAGTCAATGCAGACTTCAAGGATGAGTAACATCTCTTGCATATCTGTCCTGACTCTACATTAAACTTACATACTGCACATTGCATTGTTTGCCCCTATTTCTTTTCTAGTTGTTGGAATAAGTCATCAACAGTCTCAAATGGTTTTGATTCTCTGTTTACTAAGTGATCTTCATTCCATTGCTTAAGTTTCTCTGAATACCAAACTCTTCTTTTCCATGCTCTCTTGTTTACACCAAAGATACATAATGGTAGCAATATCCACCATCCAAATGTATATGTTAGGAAACCCCAGATCAACATGCTTCTTCCAAAGAAGAATGCTATGCATACTACAAACACTGTCCATAGTTCCATTACTTATTTCCCCAGTCTTCTGTTTCTACCCAACCAATTTCTTGTTGAGTCCTACCACAAACGATACACTCTGTCTCGTCCTTTGATGCTGCCTTACAATCTTTACAATAGTAAATCTTGTAGATCATTCCTCTATGCCTTCTAACTCTTTTAACTTCCATGCTGGTATTGGCTTACCAAATGCTTGATAGTGCATATAAGCATAAGCCTCTGCCATTCTTTGCTTCTTCTCTTCTTCTGTGTATTCTTTGATAGTATACATATGTTTTTCTCTATTCTTGTCTACTTCTTGCTCTGCCCTTTTATTTTGCTGCCATTTTCTCATGTATGATTTCTTGCAGACCCTACACTCTGTATGAAGTCTAGCCTTATTCTTTTGCTGAGGACCAAAGAATTCATCAGTCAAAGGCTTTGTTATCTTACAGTTAGAGCAGGTTCTGTATTCCATTTATGCGTTGTCTATCCCTTGTGGTACTGAATCAGTAGGATTGTACAAGGCATGTAGCGCATTTAGTCTGCTGTGCATAGCAAGCATATAGTCAAACTGCTCATCAGTTGTGTTTGGCCAGTCTGATCTGCTTGTGCTTGGAAGAATCATAACGCCTGTTTCAAGGAAGTTAACAATCTTCTGTGCTTCATAAAGCATTACTCCACTTTGAAGTACTGTGCTTGGATTTACTTGTTCTTGTTGTATCATTTCTTTTCTCTCTTCTCTTGTCTTTTCCGTTTTAGATAGTGACTTCTGCACATGCCTTTTGCATAATGTGGCTTGTCGCATACAGTACACTTTACGGTATTGTTGTAATAATTATTTTTTGCTTGTTGATTACGACATGTTTTACAGTAGTAGTCAAAACCATCATCGTTTTTTCGTAGAGGTTTTGATTTATAAAAGAAGTCTACATGCTTAGGAGTATTGCATCTCTTACAATTTTTAAAACCACCGTTTTCTATCATGTTTACTTCCCTGGCTTTTTGTTTTCTGTAGCATTGTTCTCACTGACTGTAAGGATGCTTAAATGTTCAGGATTGACACACTTCTTGTTGTGGCAAAGATGATTAACAATTGGTGTATTGCCATTAAATATTTTTGATTGTGGTAAAGCATCCATTCCATTAGCCAATGCATAAGCAAATC